AACTTTGTCCGCCCTTACATCATCGGGGACGCTGTAGGACTTAATCCCCAACGCCCATATTTCAACTCCTCATTGCTTCCCGTTGGTAGTCCTCCAGAATCTTCTTTTACTGTTAGGCTTAAGAGTGGTTCTGCTCTACCTACCGGCTTATCTCTGGACCAAAATACGGGCCTAGTCTACGGAAACTTGCTCGCCACATACGCCCCGGCAACCGTGTTTGAGTATATTGATGCCTCCTCCAACGTTCATGGCACCATCACCGTCAATTGGAATACGGTCCCCAAGGGCAACTCGTTGACTTCTCATCTCGGAACGGGTAAACTCACAACCTCGTACACAGGGACCATTGTTACCTCCGGTTCGGCTCCCTTGGTATCCGCCACGGTGTATCGTGATCATCTCCCGGCTGGCTTAAGTTTTGCTGTTGCCGGTAACACCGCTACTTTGAGTGGGACTCCCACCGAAGCTGGGTATTTTGATTTGTGGATTCAGCTTACCGACACATCGGGGTCCTCTTCCTATCTCTATCAGCGGCTCGCCATTCAGTACATCACCCCGCTCACAATCCTGACGAGCACTTTGCAGTCTATTGTGGTGACCGTTCCATACTCTCAGACTCTTGTGGGGTATGGTGGTGTACCTCCTTACTCATGGTCAAGTGATATACTGACCAGTGCCGCCCCACTTTCCCCCTATCTTACTCTTAATGCTTCTACGGGAGTTCTGTCCGGGACCGTTCCTTCTGGTATAGTGACTGAGCCGTACAGTGCTAACGTCACCTTTACTCTAACTGATAGCAACAGTATTGTTACCCACCGGGTGATTACTCTTACGGTAAATAGTGCTTTGACCATCACCACCACATCCATTGCCCCCATCACCGCCGCAACCCCCTACACATTCCAGTTACAGGCGGTAGGTGGTATTGCTCCCTACACATGGCAGCCCGCCGCTCCCCTGCCGACTGGTATCACGTTCAATAGTTCCGGTGTCCTTTCCGGCACCACTACAGACATTGCCTATGGAAGTCAGTCCGTTACCTTTACGGTTCAAGACTCCATTGCCAACTCCGCCAATAAGACACTCACTGTCACGGTGGGCGTGCTTTCTGGTATGACCATCGACTCCAGCGGGGTAGTACCCATCAACCGGGGAGTGGATTATCTTGGTACCCTTGCGGTCCAGGGCAGCTTTACTACACCGGTATCGTGGACGGTGATTTCCGACCCCGATAACCTCTTTGTGGGAGAAGGTGGGCCTCTCACCCTTACAGCCAGTTCCTCTGACAATGGAGCAACGGCCCGTATCACCGGTCTTTATACCGGTGCTCCGTTCGCTTCTGACCCCGTTACTTTCCAAGCGGTAGACCTTGGTGGACACCTGGCAACCGCCGTGGTTAATATGTCTGCTGGCACCAACATCGCTATCACCTCCACTTCACCCCTTCCGCAGGGGCTTATCAACATTGCCTACAGTCAGCAGCTAACCGCTACTGGAGGAGGTTCGCCCACGGGCGGTGCGCCCGTGTACACGTGGTCGTCTACGGGTCTTCCGGGAGGTTTCAGTTTGAGCGCCGGGGGTCTTCTGACCGGTACTTCCGCCTCAGCGATAAACACGACATTTAATGCTACAGTCTCCGATGGGATGTCACCGGCAGACTCCATTACCGCTCCCTTACAGTTGGTCATCTCCGCTAGCACCCTTGCTATTACTAACTCCTCACCTCTACCAGGGGCTACAGCCGGGGTTACTTACTCCGTCACCTTCAACGCTTCGGGAGGTTCCGCTCCATACAACTCTTGGACTGTTGTCGCCGGGGCCTTGCCTAGCGGCCTGACTCTCAACTCCTCCACGGGAATACTTTCTGGAAAAACCACGGCACCGGGAACCTACACGTTCACCGTTCAGGTTACGGACAACGCTGGTTCTACTACCCAGAAGCAGTTCAGTCTCACCGTGGCTGTCGGTCTCACCCTTAAGACCGGTATCGACTACGTTAATGGCCTATCACTCGGCTCTCTTGGTTATGTGGCAAACGGCAACGTTGACACCATCAACCCCCGTACAAACAAGTCGTTCTACGTTGTGGCTCTTGGGGTCATTGCGACACAGACCAGTCAGCTTAGTGCCACTCCTCCCGCAGGATACACTTATGTGGTGGAGTCGGTAAGTGGCGGAGTGGCATTTATCCGCCTGAGTGGACCGTTCTCCTCGGGAAGTGGCAGCTTTCCCATCACTGTAACCGATGTGGGAGGGGTTAACGCTTCCGCTACATTTACCTACACGGTCTACACCAATGGGGCACTTCGTACCACTGTAACCAGCGGCGGCATTCCGTCCTACGGCGTACCGCTCTTGCAGGGAGTTAGCGCCACACTGCCCATCTATAACAACCCCAGCAGCCCGGAGTTTGACTTCCAAGGATACAACAGTCAAACCCCCGATGCTGCTACCGCCGCCACGACAGACTTTACTCTGTCCGGGGATAACAACAACTATCAGGGACTTATCAGTTTTGGGTACACCAATCCGAATTTCCAACTCTCTTACAATGGAGGAACTCCAGTATCCGGTTCGGCGGGAAACTCCATGACGCTATCCGACCAAGACATTGCTTGGTATCAGGGCAGCAACAAATCTTTCGACCTGTTTGCTGTGGGAGGCTCCGGTGGAGGCAAGCAGTTGGGACTTAATTTCCTCTACTTCTGTAAGCCCACAGTGTCCTCTGTCAGCCCGATTTCGGTCACCATTCCACCTTTGAATTACACCACCAACACGGGTGGTCCTTTCCTGCCTCACTCGGAAGTGGAACAGACTAACGTTTCCGGCGACGTGGGGTGGATAACTTATGGAAATCTCGGCTCTGGTGGGCAAGACACCATCACCCTCTACGGTTCTAATAACAGCAATGCCCACATCGCCAAGAACCTGCTCCTGACTAATCTTGGGTTCAATATTCCGAGCAACGCTACCGTCATTAATGTGGATGTCAGCGTTTACCTCACTCAATCAGCCGGAACGAGTGGGGCTTACACTACTATAAACCTTTTGGGGTGGGCGGCTTCTACCATCAATCAGACCCAAGAAGGTGCGAATGTTGTTCACGATTTCAGCTTCTACAGCCCCGCAGGGCTTACCCCGGCAATCGTCAATAGCGCAGGTTTCGGAGCCATTCTATACCTATCCTGCTCGCAACAGCCGGGAACCGGTGCAGTTCTGCAACTTCAAAGTGTTAATATCTCGGTTACCTATACGGTCCCGAACTATAACAACTTTGTGGTGACCCTCAGTCAGCCCATCTCCCCGCAGCAACAAGGGGGAAGTGGAGTAGCCTCTTCGATAGGGGTTTCAAGCTGTTCGTTCACCAACGGTGTCTCAGTCATCGCCGTCAATCCAAACTATGGTACGGGGGCACTCGCCGGTTGGCTCACAGGGTGGACGATTCAGGCCCAATTCCCGAGTGGAACGGGGACTATTTCCACGGTGCTGAGTATGACGGTCGAGGGCAACTCCACCATTCTAAATGGGACCAGTATCGTTAGCCAGCCCGTCACTTACATCAGTGGCAATGTGGCTACGATAACCGGAACCTACAGTTAGGGGAGGATATGGCAGCCGTAGCACCTGTTAAATATTCATACGCCGGACCACCCTTCCATTGGCTGGGGAACTTCGCTCTCTCCCAGTGGCAGTCCTTCCAAAAGTGGGTCAACAACCGCACGGGAGATGTGGCGGCGATTTCCACCTTCCATCGTATCCGGGCGGAGCAACTTCGTAAAACGGCGGGGGTGCTTGAGCAGTACTACTCCACCGTCTATCCCGAGGACCCGGCTTCTCACAATCAAAGCCTTGCTCCCACATTCAAAAAGCCCTCGTGGAAACCAGGAGAAAATGGGCACTTTAACTATGCCGTGGGGAATGACCATCTCCCTATGGTTATGGTCAGCCGGATAAAAAAGGGAATGCAGTATATTCATGAACGGGAGGATGATGCTGTCTTTTACATGAATCAGGTGCGGTGTCTCATTGAAAAGAACGAAGATGCTGCTCAATATGCAAACGACTTCTTGCAAGACTCTCCAGCAGATAGTACGGGAGTCAACCCCAGAACATTGCCGGAACTGCTTACCAAAATTAACAGCTATTTCGCAAAACCGGAGTATCAAATCACATTAGTGGATGATGTCAATTCGGCGAATTTGTACAAAGGTCAACCCTATGCCCGAGTTAATCAAGCCGATGACATGACTCAGTGGGAGTTGGAGCAGGCCAATCATAGTCAGCCCACCACTCCCATCAATATCGTGGATAGGGGGGTTATAACACCAACAACGGGTTCGACATCATGAGTTATGACTTCAATACCGGTCTCCAAGCATGTCCTCATACGATTTACGGGGAGAGGTATGTAATTGATACTACAGATTTTATGACGTTGCACTTAGCGTCAAATCCGGCTTTGAACATGCGTGCTCCGATTAACGGTCAGGAGGTCGTACAACTTTACATAAGCGGGGAGTTGGCTTCTCCAACGCCGGGAGCTAACAATCCCTATGCTTATCAGATTCTCCCGGATGAGAACCGGCTGAACACCAGCGCTCAGTTTTACAAAATAGTGTTCATCAAGCCGGTGAGGTGGTATGTTCCCCTGATTGAGGTGAGTTATATCACCCTTCAAGATTATTGCCTCCGATGCTCGGCTACGGGGCAGCTTAATGACTTTGTGATATCTCCGTATGGCACCATGCAGCGAGTTTGGGATACGAACAAGTTGGTGCAGAAGGTGTTGAAGTTCGTTCTCACCTCTACGTGTCCGTTTTATCCTCAGTTCACTTGTGCTATTCGGAGTTACATTGGTAAGAAGTTTGGGGTGACCATTACCGAAGCAGACATCTCTTCACAGATAATGGATGCGCTCCAGAATATCAAAAACATTCAGTCCGCTCAAAGAACCGTGCAGAGTTTGAGCCTTTTGGAGATGCTTAAAGACATAGGAAATATTTCGATAACGATGCCTGACCCAACGTCGGTAGCCGCCCAATGCGCCGTCACTTCTTATGGCAATCAGACTACGCCGTCTTCGGTTTCGTTTTCGATAACATCGTCTAGGCAGCTAGTGGGGAATCAACAATGATACCGCCCAGTGTAGGAAGTCCGCTCACGTTCATCACGCCGGTTATCACTTTCGGCAGTCCGCCTGTGCAGATTAATGCCATGTCGGTGGATACCTCTGTTCTTCCGTATGTCATACAGGCTGGGCAGTCCTACGTGCGTCTTGAGGTTTCTCTTCCTTATGCTCAAAAAATCACCACTACCCCCACTGTGTCAAATGGGGTAGCACAGTTTTCTGACAGCATCACTTTGGATGTTGGTTATGGGGATGCTTCTATTCAATTCTTAGCTCGTAATTACGACCCCAGCCAGATGGCTTGGGAGGCCAGCACTCCCCGTGCCGTGGGATATAGGTTTGTAGATGATAATGGCTACGTGCAGTTGGTTATCACCTCCACTGGGTCCACAGGAAGCAGTGAACCCACGGTGTTTACAACATCGGGAGCAGCCTCGGATTTGTCCGCTCCCGTTACCGGGATAGCGATATCCAACAATTTGCTGACTGTTACTTCCAACCACAATTTTTCCGTGGGAATGACCGTTTCTTTTAACAACCTTTTGCAGGCCACTTTCCTGAACGGTGTGAGCGTAATCGTAGCTTCTGTGACTCCCACCAGTTTTACGGCTATTTACGCTTACACGGGGACTTATTCGCAACCCTCACCGGAATCTGGCACATCCGGCGTAGTTACATCCGATGGAAATGTCACGTGGCTCAACGTGGGTTTCTACGCCATTTCTCCCACGGTGCAATTTACCATCGTTCCAGTGCAAAGTGGCCTTGCTCAAGTTATCGGCCCACCTTCGGGAATAAACGCCTATAAATCTCAGGTAAGCTGTCGGATAGAATGGCTCATGCCTAATTTTGTTGGGGCTATCGGCGTTAAGGTGATGTTGTCCACAGACCCAGCCGGGGTGAATCCTCCGTATGTTCAGTATGGAGATGTTGTTCCTCTGACCCAAGTCAGCCGAGTGAATACGCAAATCACCAACACCAACAGTGTGACTAATTACGACCCCACTACAGGACAGGAAATCATAACTACCACGAACAGTACCGTGGCCTACACCTATAACTACGTGGATGTTCCTCCCGGTGCGGTGAATAATGCCACGCAGTTTTATGCAATGCTATCCGTGGTTGTTCAAAGCCCTCTCAATAACGTCCTGTTTGAGAGTCAGCAAAGCGGACCGGTTACGTGTGGTTTTGTCAACTTATCTCTTGCTAACCCTACGGATTTTCTTGCTCTTCAACGGCAACAGGATATCGCCGGTCGGCTTATCACCCAAATGACTCAGCTTTATCCCGACCTTGACTTGACTCCTCGTTCGGAGATAAGAGATTTGCTTATCGACCCAGTGTCGATTGAACTCAGCAACATGAGTGTTCGTGAGTGGTTTTCACGGTGCGCCCAATCGGTATCGGCAATAAGCCAGATAGATAATGTAAGTGGTAACGGGGTTAGTGACACCTTTAATGCTTCTCCTATAAAGCAGCAGATTGCCCGAGCTTATGGGCTTAATGCCGCCGATACTCAGACATTCATTGACCAACAATTCGACCATCTCGGACAGTCTGTGGGTCTCACTCGTGGAGGAGCTACACCATCGGTCGTCAATCTCACTTTCTATACCTATAGCCAGCCCACAACGACCACCACCTTTCCTACTGGCATCATCTGTTCTACCACAGGAGACGCCTCTACCCCATCCATTAACTTCCAGACTACCGGTTCGGCCTCCATCACCCCATCCTCCGCTGCCTCATTTTACAACCCCGTGTATGGTTGGTGGGGAGTTACAGTTCCGGCATCTTGCCAAACCACCGGCTCCAGTACCAATGTGGGAGCGGGGACTATCAACTCTATCGGCTCCAATGCCCCGGCAGGGTGGTCGGTCACCAACCTTGCGGCGGCTACCTTCGGAGTTGATGATGAAATCAACTCTCACTTCGCCGCTCGCATTGTCAACCGGCAGTTTACTGGAGTGGACTCGGGAACCCGCAATGGGTATTACACCACGGCAGCATCCACACCGGGCATCGTTGCGGTAGAAGTGGTAGCAGCCGGTGACCTTGAGATGGTTCGTGACTGGGATAACATTCGGCAAAAGCACGTGTTTGGTTGTGTGGACGTTTACTGTCAGGGAACTTCCTCCTCCGAGGAGGATGACATCGTATCGTTTGAATATGATAATGCCAGTGCTCCGGGAGTATACAGCACCTACCTTCCACTCACCCTCGTGTCGGCTACCAACAACCTACTCAAGTTTCAGGTTGCCAGCGCCAACTTTCAAGCGCTTAATTGGCCTCTCTACCAAGGAGTGGAGCTTCTCGTTCAAGGGCTTTCCAACTCCTTCTTCCTTGATATCAGTGAGGCACAGTTCGACACCAATGGCGGATACATCATCCTTAATCCCAGCGCCAATGCCTACTACATCTCCGGGAGCGGGGCAACACAGGTCAGAATTTCTTATCCTACGCTCGCCGCTCCACTGAGCAATCTCGCCGCCGTGCAGGGCGTGGGATTCAACGGCACCTATCTCCTGAATGCCCGGCTCCAGTCTCCCCTCGTGGATACCCCCACGAATCAGCCGGTCACCAACGTCAACTCGGTCATCGGGCAGACGAATTTCACCGGCACCATCCCCGAGGCCCTGTTGGACCTCGTACACACCTCTGACTTCCTGCTCAATGGTGGGTCTAATCAGGCGGGTGACATGGTGCAGGTGGTCTCCACCGCTACAACCCCCATCACTGTGACCATCACCGCTAGCACCACTACACCTGTAACCATCGGCACCGCCATGGATATCTCCGTTGACCCTAGTGGTGTTTTGGGGGATGTCCTCTCAGTCCGTTCTTCGGACCTGTCTACCCTGTATGTCAACGGGTCTGATTACACCTTGGTGCCAGAGCCGTCTCCTTACGGCACCCCCGCAGGGCCTTATGTCGGCTGCTACGCTACCTACGGCCTTAAAACACTCACCGTGTCCAAGACCATTACAGGTATCTCCATCTCCAACAACATCCTCACCGTAAATTGCATCAACAGCTTTGGAGCAGGAGCGCCCCTCACGCTTGCCGGACTTACATCCGCTTCTTTCCTTAACGGTCAGAATGTGACCGTGGCAAGCTCCAATGGGACACAGTTCACTGCCGTTTACAATCACAGCGATTATGCTTTTGCCTCCGACACGGGGACAGCGACCGGAAGCTCCATCCAGAACAACCAGCAAGTCGTGGTGAGCTTCAATCAGTTTATCCTGCACGAGAACCTCAGCTTCGCTTCCATGGAGCCTCAGACCCTTAATGGCAGCGTTGCAAACTCCCTTGATAACAACGGGTTTGTGTATAATACGTGGCTTCCCGAGAGTTATGGCCGGTTTGATTTGACGTTGAATGGGGCAGCATACAATACGGATGGGACCATCAACCTCACCAACTCCACCGGACTGGTGGGAGCGGGAGTTCCTCATGACAGCCGCTATATCGAAGTCCTCTATCAGACCAGCGTCAGCCCGCCCGCCTACGAGGTCATGATTGAGAACGTGGACTTTGTTCTTAACGTGGACACGACATCCGGCGCAGTGACCATTGCCCGCAATCTCGGCACCAATGCGACCAGCCGCATCCCAGACGGTGGGCAGGTGTTGGTGTCTTACTTCTACACCGAAGCATTCACCACTGCGACCGAGTATCCCTCGTTCGTTCCCATCTTGGTTAACCAGATAAACATCACTAAGGCGGCGGGTGCAAGCGTCCTTGTCAAGGCCATGGTTGCCAATCCTATCGACATCACCTTGACGGTGACTCTCAATAGTGGCATTTCACCGGATACAGTAGACTCCGCTGTGCGCACCGCCATTGACCAAGCGTTGGACAGCGCTACGGGAACTCTGTATCAGTCCAGCATCGTTTCATTGGTGCAGGCGATAAGTGGCGTCAAGTCGGTGGGAATCCCACTCATCAAGTGCGCCAAGTCGGATGGTTCTTACGATATCGGCTTTGTTATTCCCACGGGCACGCTGTGGACTCC